CCCTCATTGCCTATGCCGCCCTGGCGCTTGAACTCAAAAGCGCCGGCGGTCGCGTGCATCTGCTGCCCGACGGCCTGTTCTCCGCCGTGGATGGCAGGCCGGCGGAATGCGAGGCATGGAAACTGGATGCCGAGATCGCCGCGCGCCTGATCGCCCAATCCGCCTCCCGCAAGGGAAAGCGCGTCGTGGACTACGAGCACGCCACGCTGAAGGCGAAAGCATCGGGCCAGCCAGCACCGGCAGCGGGCTGGTGGACCGGACTCGAATACGAGTCGGGAGTCGGCTTGTTCGCCACCCGCGTGGAATGGACCGAGCGCGCGGCGGCGATGATCGCGGCGGGTGAATATCGCTATGCCTCCGCCGTCTACCCCTACGACCCGGCCACCGGCGCCGTGCTGGACATCCTGCATTTTTCGCTGACCAACGACCCCGCGCTAGATGGCCTGGACCCTGTGAGCCTGGCCGCCGCGTCGCAAATCCTCACCCCCATTCCGGAGCCATACATGCAAATGCCAGAATTAATGGAGCGATTGTGTTATCTGCTCAATCTGCCACTGACCACCACGCCCACCGATATGGTGGCGCAACTCGACAAGCTGAAAGGCCTGTTGAGCGCCAATCCCACCGCCGCTGCCTCCTTGATTACCGGTCTGGGTCCAGTGGTGGCGGAGCTTTCCGCCAAGGCCAGCGCCGCTCCCGATCCTGCGCGGTTCGTCCCGTTCGCGACCTACCAGGCGGCCCAGGCGCGCATCGCGGAGTTGTCCGCCAGGTTGTTCGAGGCCCAGGTCGAGCCGCTATGGCTGGCCGCCGAGGCCGATGGCCGCATCACGGCGCTGAATCGCGAGTATGTGGAGTCGGTGAAAGCCAAGGGCAGCCTGGCCGAATTGACCGCCTGCCTGGATGCTCTGGCACCCATCGCGGCGCTGTCCGGCATGCAGACCGGCGGATGCGCGCCTCCCCGCTCTCCCGTGGCCGCGTTGGACGCGGCGGAATCTGCCATCTGCGCGGCCTTGGGGTTGAGCGTTGAGGATTACCTGAAAACCAAAACCGAGGGCCAGCCATGAGCGCACTGACCGCAGACCGAGATACCCCAAAACGCGACGGCCAGGAGTATTCCTTTCCAGTGGCCGCTTCCACCAAGATTTACCAGGGCGCCATCGTGGCGCTGAACTCCTCCGGCTACGCCACCAAGGGGGCGACCGCCACCACCCTGGCCGCCGTCGGCGTGGCGGTCGAACGCGCCGACAATAGCGCCGGCAGCGCCGGCGACATTAACGTGAAGATCCGGCGCGGAGTATTCAAATTCGGGAATTCCTCGTCTACGGACGCCATCGCCAATACCGAATATGGCGCCAATTGCTATATCGTGGACGATCAAACCGTCGCCAAAACCAATGGCAGCAGCACCCGCAGCGTGGCGGGAATAGTGCGCGGCGTCGATTCCGATGGCGTTTGGGTCCAATTTTAAGAGGTGGCTATGATTATCAATCATGCAAATTTATCGGCGGCGTTCAACGGCTTTAGAACCTCCTTCAACCAGGGTTTTCGCGATGCGAAACCGCAGTGGGGTGAGGTGGCAACCCGAGTGCCAAGCACCACCCTGATCGAAAACTATGGCTGGCTGGGCCAGTTCCCCCGCGTGCGCGAATGGGTGGGCGAAAAGCACATCAAGAATCTTTCCGCCGCGAAATACACCCTGACCAACAAGGACTTCGAATCCACCGTCGGTGTGGACCGCAATCACCTGGAGGACGATCAATTCGGGTTTTACTCGACGATTTTTCAGGAGCAGGGATATGCGGCGGCGACCTATCCGGACGAACAGATTTTCACCTTGCTGGGCAATGCGCACGCCGGAACCTATGGCCTGGCCTACGACGGCCAATATTTCTTCGATACGGACCATCCGGTAGCCGGTGTGTCCGTCGCCAACTACACCGACAGCGGCTCCGGCACGCGCTGGTATCTGCTGGACGCCAACCGCCCCCTCAAACCATTGATCTGGCAAGAGCGCAAAACTCCGCAGCTATTGGCCATGAACACCGCCGAAGACGAGTCGGTATTCATGCAACGCCAATATCGCTATGGCATCGAAGCGCGCGGTGCGGCGGGTTTCGGCTTCTGGCAAACGGCCTATGCCTGGCGCGGGGCGCTCGATGCCACGAATTACGCGACGGCGCGGGCGGCCATGATGGGTTTCCGCAGCGATGAGGGACGCCCCCTGGGCATCATGCCGAATCTGCTGGTGGTTCCACCCGCGCTGGAGGCCTCGGCCCGCGCCGTGGTGGGCGTCGCCACGCTGACCGGCGGTGGCGACAACCCTTGGTTCAATTCTGCCCGGATCGTGGTGGTGCCATGGCTATAAGCATCACCGCCAAAGTCGAGGGCTTCCGCCGTTGCGGCGTGGTCCATTCCATGGCGGAGACCCGCTATCCGGAAGAATGGTTCACCGAGGAGCAATGGGCCATTCTCCGGGCCGAGCCCATGCTGATCGTGCGGGAAGCGCCCGATTCGCCCGCCGCTACCCTGTCCGATTCCGAAAAACCGGCCAAACGGAAGGGCTAGACGATGGCCTACTGCTCCCAGACCGATCTGGAAACCGAGTTTGGCCTGGACCGGCTGATCCAGTTGACCGACCGCCACGGCGTCTGGAGCCTCGACGCCGAGGTCCTCGGCGCCGCCATCGCGCGGGCGGATCGCGAGATCAATCGCTATCTGGCCACCCGCGGCCTGGCCCCGATCGAGGCGGACGCGGTGCAGGATATCGCCTGCGACATCGCGTTTTATCACTTGCACAAAGCCGGCATCCCCGAGGATGTGCAAAAGCGCTACGACCAGGCCCTCACGGCTTTGTCCGGCATCGCCGATGGCCGGCTCTCCGCCGCCGATTCCGCCGGCGGGGTAGCCTCCTCTGCGTCGGCACTGAGCGTCGAGTTCGGCGAGTCCAGGCGCGTGTTCTCCGTGGAATATTGACGATGATTCTCACTGGCGTACAGGCGCTGCTCCGCGAAATCCCCGGCATGGACCGCGCCGTGGGCATCGCCGCCACGGTCGAGGATTGCCAGGCCGAGCAAAACAATCTCCCGCGCCATCTGTGGATTTGCGAGGCCCAGGGAACGGCGGAGCCATCGGAGATCGCCGGCAGCCAGTTTATGCGGCAGTGCCGGGAGCAACGTTTCTCGATTGCCGCGATGGTGCAGGATTCGACTGACCGCACCGGCGCGGCGGCGTTGGAGCAGATGGAAATCTTGCTCGACCTGGTTTACGCCAGATTGCTGGGCCAAACCCCCGCCGATGGATACGACCCGCTGCAATACGTGGCCGATAAATGCGTCCTGCGCGCACCCCCGAAACTGTACTGGCTGGTGCAATTCCAGTCCGGCAACACCCTGCAAAACTGGTGACCCATGGATATCCCGCTGAACTATTACGATGAGAAATCGGATTCGATTCTCCCCGGACAACAATACCGAGACAAGCTGGCACGGCAGGAACTGCCGCCCGCCGCTGATGCGGAAGCTAAACGCAAGAAAAAACCGGAACCGGAACCTGAACCACAAGAGGTAAGCCAACATGGGTAGTCCGATTCGCATCACCACCCGCACCATGCAGGCGGGGCTGGAACTCACCTATGCAACCGATTCGGGCGTCAGCGGAATACTGATACACGAAGGCGCCACGTTCACACCGGTGGATGGCCAATTGGAGCCACGCCAAAACATCATGCCGGCCTGGGGCTCGCGCGATACCCTCCGCGTCACCGAATACGGCACCCTGACGTTTCGTTGCGACTTGGCAGGGTCTGGCACTCAGGATGTCTCGCCGCAATGGGGGCCATTGTTGATCGGCTGTGGCTGGGAGGGAACCACGTTCAGCAGTTCGGTCAGCGGTACCGCCCAAGCGGGCTCTACCACCACCATCACCCTCGCGGCGGGCGCCAGCGCGCTGGACCATGCCTATGTCGGCGCCATCATCAACTTTACCGGCGGCACCGGCCACGGCCAAGTGGGCGAGATCGTCGCCTATGATCCGATCACCAAGGTGTGCACCCTGGCGGAAACCCTGACCACGGCGCTGGACGACACGACCCAATACCAGATCGGCAAGCGCATCGCCTGGCGCGCCGTGTCGGATGCGGCCATCGACGGCAGCTCCCTCGCGCTGTATTGGGGCGAGGGCGCGATCCGACATGTGTTTCTGGGCGCCAGGGGCAGCGTAAAGCTGGTGTTCGAGGCATTGAAGCTGCCCTACTTGGAGTTCACCTACACCGGGCTGCTGGGCACGATCAGCGACCAGTCGATCCCCGTGATCGATTCTTCGACCTGGCTGTCGCCCAAGCCGTTCAACCAGGCCAATGTGGGCGGGATGTATTTCCATGGCTACCGTTCTCCGGACATCAAGCTGGCCCGGTTTGAATTCGATCAGGGCGGCGATGTGCAATATCGCAACCTGCCGGGCTACGAGGGCGTAGACCTGGTGGACCGGATGCCCAAGACCCGCTTTACCGTCGATACCGAGCTATTGGCGGATGCGAATTATTGGTCGCCGCTGCGCAATTCGACCCCTGGCGCGGTGGCGTTCCGGGTCGGGACCGTGGCGGGCAATCGCATCATGGTCGTGATCCCCCGCCACAAGATTTTGCGCGGCACCTATGGCGATGACCGCAAGATCAGCCAGATTCAGGCCGAGGGCGAGGCCTATACCGGTTTCGCCCTGGGCGGTTCCACGACGGATGACGATATTTTCCTAATTTCCCGGTGATCCCATGTACCAATTGCAAACTACCCCGTTCCTGCGCTGGCTGCCCGTCGATGTCGTCTCTCTCGCTCCTGCCGAAGGCGATGAGGCCAACCCCCGAAAAACCGATTCGATCCAGATCGGATATCTGTTCGATCCGCAATTTCGCGATGGCGACATAGACCTGAAGACCATCCTCCGGGGATGGAAGGGGATGGAAATCGAGTTCTCCGGGGAAGCGCTGGCCGAGGCCATGAAAGATAGATTTTGGTTTATCTCCGTATTGCAGGCCATCCTGGCCGACCTGAATGGCGGGTATAGGCTGGGAAACTCCAGGCCCTAGCCCGGCGCTGGGCCAGGGAATACCTGGGCCAGCGCCAGGCCCCGCCGCCCGAGGACGAATTGCGGCGGGCGGGGATTACCCTGCTCCGGCTGGAGCCGGATGATTCGGACCCGGAATTTTCCAATGAATTCGGGGTATTGCCGGAAAACTGGGAGGCCTGGCAGGTGTTCCGGCGTCTGCACACCCAATGGAAGCTGGGAGCCTTCGGCGGGTTTTTCGGGCTGGATTATCCCGGCGTGCAGGTCGTGATCGGTTTCCGCGCACCCGCCGATCCCACGGAAGTTTTCGAGCAAATCCAGATCATGGAGCGGGCCGCGTTGCCTGTTCTCAATGCATAAGCCGCGTAGTAGCGTAGTAGCGTAGTAGGGTGCGCATTGCGCACCTTCCACGGCGGTTGCGGTGCGCGATGCGCACCCTACATGGCTCCATCATCAACCCCCAGGAACGGGACACCCTGGACCTGGAACTGCAACATCGCTTCCTGTGGGGAGAACGCCACGACGTATCCTGGGGCATGGGTTATCGTTTATTGCGGGATCATCTGGACAACAACTATTTCTCAAGAGTGCTTCCGGACCGAGC